AGACGAGAGACCTAATGTCGGAGCCAAAGTTTCTAATGTTCTCTCGCTGGTTCCTGCTAACGATGAAGTTGTTATCGAACTAACTGATGCTGAGAAAGTTAAAAACTATATGGACGGGGTTTTCGCAGCGGCAAAGGCTGACCCTCCTCTCACGTTGAATGGGCTTGAGGTGAAGATCAAGCAGATTGAGAAGGGTTTGACCAATCGCGGTCTTGTTGACAAGAACTTCAAGCGGCGAATGAACAAGTTTCGCAAAGACCTGGCTCCGCTGATGGGGGTTAAGTAATGTCTGGAATTGCTAACGAACAAGGATCTCCTGGTTGGAAAAAGCAACGAGCCGGTAAAATTAACGCTTCAAACTGCGCCGCCTTCGAGCTTCAGCATAAGTTTAGCAAGCCACTGGATGTGGTACGAGAATCAGTACGCGCATTGGCTGACGCTGAATCAGAATTCAAGGGCAACAAGTTCACCGATTGGGGAACGGAGCATGAACCTATTGCTATCGCGTTTTTTGAGGGTCTCACTGGTTTAGTTGTTGAGCCAACCGGTTCAATTGCACATCCAGATTATCCCTTCCTCAGAGCCTCACCTGACGGTCTGATAGGTCTCGACCAGTGTATCGAAATCAAGTGTCCATATAACGGTCACGGCAAAGGAAAGACTTACAGCATCAAGGATCCAGCAAAGACCATGTACCTGTGGCAGATCAGGATGCAGCTAGAGGTCTTGGACCTAGATCGATGTCATTACTTTTGCTACATCAACGAAGATGTTTGGAAGCACGAAGAGGTTGTGCGCGGCAAATACTTCCCACACGAAATTCAAGGATAAGAAATGGTTAATGCCGTCGAAGACTTCACGCCTCCGATCTCAGAAGACTTGAGAGCGATACACTACAAGCTACAGAGGGGAGGGTCAATTAATTTGCAGAGCGAATGGAGAGCAATCATACGAGCTGCTAGTGAAATCGAAGCTCTGGTCGCAGAACTAAGATTTCAGCACGGAAGAATACAAGTACTTGAATCAGAGATATCGAAGTGAGCTGGCTTCATCAAAAGGTTTCTGGGTCTTTACTGCCCCAGCCCCGCGACGGTGAGATCCGTCGTGTCGATCTTTTCCAAGCGTGGCACAACTTCATTCACTCCGAACATCAAGATCCTGAGCTTCGGAAGAAATACTTGGATCCGAAAGATCATTGCAAGCGGGTGGACGGTGAACCTCTGATCGATGAGCTTTATCAGAAGTGGAAAAGAAAATCTGCGCTTGAGCTTGAGATCGAGGAGATGTCGGGTGGACAAATACAAGGTCTAGCCACAATAGAAAAAGAAATCGCCGAACTGAAAACAAAATTGAAAAGTAAGTTCAGCAACAACGTCACAAACGGAAAGCTGCAAGTACATATCGCAGTTAACAAACCGTCATTCGATTTTAAGACAGCCTTTGAAGCAATCGGCGGTAAGCAAAGAATCAAAGATTTAGGTCTTGAAGAAGCAAGATTTAAGAAGCAAAGCGTGAAGCAAGTAACAAAAATTTTATTGGAGGAAGAAACGAATGGCTAATTTTGAAGTGGAAGGCGGGAACGGTCGGCTATATCCGATAACTCCAGCGGATAAAGCAGCGGAGAAAGCGCGGATGGAAGCTAAGGGTGCTGAAATTGGTGCTGATTGGCTGAAGACTAAAGAGGCACCTGACTACGATGGCTTTATAAACATCAACGCTACCTTTATCGAATACCTGAGCCAGGGTGTCGCTGCAAGCGAGTCCGGCGTGGTGCGAATGAACGTGAAGGGATACAAAGCTAAGAAGCAGGACGGTACTCCCCAGTTGAACGTACAGGAACACTGGATAAAAGAAGTCGGCACATACAAGCAGTTCAAAGACACCAATCAGACCGTTACGTCAGCGCCGGAAAGTTTTGGTGAGGCACCATCAGATCCATTTGACGATGACGAAGACATACCTTTTTAGAGGAACTCAATGAGCCTAAGAATTACCAGAGCTGCAAACACCCGAATCTTTTTGGGTGAGAACCTTGAGCAAAAAAATATGTCGGGTACTGCTACCGATACCATCTGGATTAGGCGAGTCGAAAGTTCGAGGAAAGAGCAGAGTGCATTGCTAAATATTCGAAACTCAGACGGCGTAGTTGAAACCACTCTTGGGATGGGGGAAGGCTATCCCATTCGGGATGGAGTCGAGGTAAAGCTAAAAGGTATCAGTGATTTCTGGACGAAAGTCATACCCTTTTGCAAGGTCTGCGGGAGGGGAGATCGGCACGATGTTAGTGGTTCTCCTCAGAAGCGATTGATTGCTCAGGCAAAGCTAGAAGTGTCGGCGCCTAACGCAGTGAAGATATTTAGAGACGATATAGTCAGCGGAGAAAGAAATGAATAAAAAGGAATTGATCGATTTCAGAGGGAAGCTCTACCTGTATGACTCGTTAACGGAGGAGGAGTTTCGTCAGATAGAAAGCCTGAAGAATATAGGTGACACCACAGAGCTGTGCCAAAAGGCAGTGTCGTTTCTGACCAACATGAACACGATTCTGGCGGCGGCGTTTCTTACTCAGCAAAATTGGACGGATGCTCTGCATGAATCTCTCGCCGATAAAGAATTCAAGGTAGACGAAACACATTGAAGGGGTAGCAACCTCCTCAGTAGCTGCGGGGCTACTGGCGATACGTCGCGAACAAAGAGTTGGAGCTACCCATGCGGTTGAAAACCCGCGCATTTGCCAGCTCTGAGACCCCGCCCCACCAGGAGTTTTTCATGGAAAAGGTTTGTAAGTGCGGAGAAACGAGGCAGGAAAAGTTCACTTCCAGCGTCAATAACAAGTGCGCTGCTTGTGTAAAGGCTGACTCTAGCCCAGAGGACAAGTACTGCAAAGAGCAAAAACCACACTGGGATCTACTAAACCAGCACTGGCGACCCCGTATTCGTCGGGACAAATAACACGACAAGGAAGGTATGACATGCTAGATTCATTAACGATCTCTCAGGCTATCCAACAAGGAGATCGTATGACTAAAAGAAAGAAACGTATTACTTTTGAAGAAGTGGCACTGGAATACTTAGCGGAGCCAAGCAAGAAAGGTGGAGGCAAGAAATCCGCTAAATCCAAATGTTTCGCGATGAAGCTTATCTACGGATACAGTTACAAAGAAGCTGATGGATTTAATCGGAATGTGCGAGAGCCAAGATTCCTTGGTAAGGAGGTTGTTAAAATCTCTGACTCAGACATAGCTGCTTACACCAAGCACCTTCGACGGCAACCTGGTTCGAAGGGTGATTTCTTGAGCGGAGGCGCTCAGAACAATTATCAAGGCGCCTATCAAGCGATTATGAACTACGCTAAAGACGAGAAGCACATCGATTATTTTCCAGATTGGAAGAAGATGCAGGAAGAGGAGAGTGACTTTGTCCCGACTGATAGTCAGGTCATAGCCTTCGCCGAAAATCTTGATGAGTTGAGAAGAGATCTGTTAGTTTTCGCAGCCGTTACCGGTATGAGAAAATCTAACGTGACTTTGCTCCAGCTCAATTGGTTGAGTGATGATGTTCGATATGTCACTTATCCTGCGTCTGTGATGAAAGCTAGGAAGCCGGTGGAGATTGCTTTGAACGATGAAGCAAGAAAGCTGATCTTTAAGTACTTGTCATTGGGCGAGGAGCTGAAAGATAAGTATAAGCATGTGCGAGATCGTGGAATAAAGCATGTGTTTGTGCAAACGGAGGGACGCCATATGGGTGTGCCATTGCTTCCTCGGTCAATCACCAATAGCAGGTTTCGAGCAGCGAGAGAGAAAGCTGGAATAAGTTCCGACTTTAAGTTTCATACAGTTCGACATTACTTTGCCACAGGGCTGTTTCGTGGTGGAGTTGAAGAGCGGTTAGTGATGCAAGCGGGAGGTTGGACTGACGTTAAATCGGTTCGACGTTACGCCCATGTTTCTAACCAGCAAATGCGAGATGTTGCAGACAAAGTAGGGACGATTTTTAGCTGATTTGAACTCGACCTTGGATAAATTCTCTAAGGTTGAGAAAACGGCGAAATTGTAAGTGTTTGATTCTTAACAGAATTGGAGCGGGTAACGAGATTCGAACTCGTGGCCTCGACCTTGGCAAGGTCGAGTCACACTGTCAATAAGTCTTTGTAAATCAATAGCCTGAGAGATTTGATGTCATGTTTTTAGAGGGAAGGTCGGGTTCAGTCAAGTATTTCGACCTCGTCTGAAACGTATACCGGCTTGCAGTATGCCGTGATATTTACCTGAGAATTATTACGCCACCTCCAACGATTGTGAGGTCGTGTGAGACCTTTCTCAACTGCCTCACTAAACTCATTGCACCGGTAAATAGACCTCCAGTGTGAGACGTCAGGTTGCTCTACGCCGTCCACGATTATGATTAACGCAAAGACTAGCGTCAGCATTTCGTGTAGCCACACCTCCGTATATTACGCATGATTGCCCTACGTTCTTTCAAATCGTTTAGCCTAGAGTTGTTGTTCGCCTGTTGCCAACCTTGGTAGACGATGTATCCACCCCAGCACACGAACCCTATAGACACGACAATGAAGAGGCTCATTCCTATACCTTGTATTTTGTCCTGGCGCCGCTTGCGCTTGGCTGCGATATCCTTCAGATAGTGTTTCTGTTCTAACTCGCTTTGCTTTCGGATGCGCTCGGCGTCGAGGTAGACATCCATGCAACCAGCCATCAGGCACAAATCTTTCAGTTGGCGCATTGTGTTTGCAGCGTTGCGTCGAGCAATACTGAGGCTCATTGCCTGAGCTGGGGTAAGAGGTTTTCGTAATTTCTTTTTTCGCTCAAACTCGTCAAGCTTTCCAGCGGCAGATCCGAACTTGCCAATTAATCGCCCGACATCGTCAGCGTTGGCTTTGCCTTCTTTTAATGTATTGATGGCTCCATTGATAGCTGAAATGGTTCCAACGATTGCACTTAATTCGGCAAGCATTGCATTACTTTTTCGACATCCAACTGGAAACCCCCATATACCCGCCAACGATTGAGGCGCACGAAATATAGAACAAACCAAACAATTCGCTTAAAGCAGTGACTCGCTCGATGTCCACAATCGGAGTGAAAAGGACAGCGGTGAACCCTACTATCGAACCCATAGCTGCTTGAGCCATTCTTCGATGAGCTGTGCTTTTTTCTTCAGAAAGCTCCATATCGATAATCCTTTGAGCTTGATCCATTTCCAAGCTTGTGACGTTCCCGTCATTATCTGTGTCAATACTTTTGGCATAACCTTGTATCCTGTCATCGAGTGTCATTTAGACTGCTTGTAGGCTTTATTAAAATTGTCATAGAGAAGCTCGTTCGCATCCTCAAGCCGTCTCAATCTTGCGCCCACTCTATCTCTGTCGCCGCCAGTAGAGTTCTGAAGAGTCCTCATCAGTCCACGGTTAGTACGAAGCTTTTTATCGGTAGCTTTTCTCAGATCATCAATCCTTGTGTAGTAGATTCGAGATCTCCTTTGGACTAGCCTCATTTTTTCTCCGGTATCGGCAGCCTTCCATCCAGCCATCTCCTGGCTCAACTCTGTACGATTATCGTAGTACCGGAATTGATCCTTGTACTCGCTAGGGTTGAAGAAGAATTTCCGCGCAATAGGCAGGTCGCTGTTCTTTAGCTCCGCTTCTGGGACAAGGCTTTTTTGGATCGTATCTACTGTGTCTGTTCCGAAACGACCAACACCTCCCAGAACAAAATCAAAGATGTGCTGCATTCTGTCTGGAGCCATATCGATACCACCGCTAACGTGTTCCGTTCCACCGGTAACAGAATTCATCGTTTTTGCGAACTCCTTGAATACCTCAAGCGTCCCTCTTTTGCTGTTATGACTGTGAGGAGCATCGGTGTAGGGTGATGGCAGAACAATAGGTGAACCAAAGAAGTTCAGGTTGGCTCCCTGCTCATAAGCAAATAATCCAACGTCCGGCAGTAAACCCATAGACCCGTGGATTACGTTTGCTATGGTGTCATTGTCATTGTTGACGGCATGCAAACCTCTAGGAGAAAAGTGATGCAGAGTTACGCCCATTAATTCAGCGGCTGCTACTCCTGGCTCTTTCACTCCCATGATTTGCTCTCCGATCAGACGCCCTACATTGTCTGCCCACCCCCAGCCGTAAGGAATAGGTACACCCGCTCCCCAGGTTGGACCAGTAAGAGCCGCTGAAGTCTGAAGCAGGTAAGGGCTGTAATCTGCGTAGATTGACTCTCCGTCATCGTCCTCACCGGACATCATTATGTTGGCTATAGTCCTTGTGATACCGAAGGTGATCATTCCGAAGAACAATTTCTTTGTCGCAGCTACCCCAAAGAGTGTCGCCTTTTCTCCCTTCGTAGAAGATCCGACCAGAGCGTCTTTTAGATTCACGTTGCCCTGTATCGCGGCATTAAAGAACAGGTACATCGCATCTATCTGACTTGAGTACTCGCCTTTACGATTGAAGTTGACTGTTAGATCCTTCGCGAGAGAGGCGGCATCCTTTCTTGGAACACCGGCTTTTCTTGCCTCGATATATGTGGATAGGCGGATAGCGTTTTCTGACGCTTGATTGAACGCTTCTATCTGTTCTATCGCAGCATCAGCCCACTTACGGAACATCGTTCTAGCAGCGATGGCTGACGGGAGATTCACATTCCCTACTTTTAATGGCTGCGGTCCCATTTCTTTTTCAAAATCTGCACGAAGCTCATCTATATCTTTCATGGTCGCCAAACCCGTTGGCGCCCCATCATCTATATAGTCATCTATAAACTTGAAGATCTCAGATTGCTCTGGGCTGTTGGATTCCTTACCTAGCTCATGCCTCCTGTACGCTTGGAATGAACCTTTCCAACCAGTGAACACGCTACCAACTAAATCCAGACCTTTGACTCTGCCGTTTACTTTTTGCTGTTCGCTCATCAAGTACGCCAGACCGGTCTCTACGTCCCTTATTGGGTTTATAAGACCCCAGCTTGGGTTGTAGTTGATGATCATCTTTCTTCTAAAGTTGTTAATTCTCCTGCCAAATTTAAACATGGCATCGGCTACATCATTACCCGTACTTAGGGTCATGGAATTAGCGTCTTGAATTTGGGCGTTTAGGATTGGATCCCTGAACTCTATAAGAAAGGTTGCACCACCACGTTTAACCTCTACATACTTAGGCAGGTCATAACCCTTCATTCGCTCCCTACGCATATCTTCAATGGTCTTCATCTCTCCAAGTGCCGCTTTAGTTGCGTCATCAACAGGAGGTCTGAACTTGTTGTTATATACCGTCCATCCAACGTCCTTGTCTGTGGAGCTAAACTTCTCTACCAGAGATAGTAGGCGTTGGGAGGTGACGTTTTTTTCTGCCCGAATTATTTTTTCGGAGGCTTCCTTGATTGCCATTAGAAGAGGGTTCTGAGGCAGGGTTAGGCGACCCCTTGCTTTCATTGATTCTGGACCGGTAATGCTGAACCCTTTTGTTCGAGACCCGCCAGGGACTACAGAGTCATCTTTGTCGAGGAATCCTTTTAACGGCACATAGAAATCGTATGTGTCTTCCCACTCATTTTTAGAGTCTTCATCCAGAAGACCTTTCGCTACCATGTTAGCTCTCATATCATCGAGCATCTTGTAGACACCAGTCGCAATAGATTCAAACTGGTCCTTCGTTCCGGCATCTTCCGTAGCTTTGAGGAGAGCGTCTGCATCTGCATTTGTTACACCGGATCCATTTACCTCAAAATCGAAGGGCGTATTTTCTATAATGTCCAGCTTCTCTTGCATGGTTGCTCTGGTCACATCAGAGTCAGTTTCTTCTAGCTGCTTCTCGATGGACGCGACTACCTTAGCCCTTCGCTCCATCTCTTTTTGAAGCATCCGTGCATTTCGTTCTCTCGCATGCTTCGCCAGCAAGTAAGCTCCGATCTGGTCTGCACTAAAACCGTATTCTTTTGCTAGGTCTGCAAGCGGAACGACGTAGCCCTCGCCAAAATCTTCAAGCTGCTTTTGCAGCCTAGAGTCCATTTGGTTTTGTGTGTCTCGAAAAGATATTTCGGACGGAAGCCTACCAATGCCCAGCGTGTCGGCTATTGCATTCTCAACCGTCTCCCACCTCTCAAGCTTGTCCTGAATAGCAGCGACCCACTTTCGAGGGAAGTACTTGGTCAGCATGGAAGATGTTTGCCTTTCAGCGAGAACCTGGTCGTTAAGGTTAAAAGGTAAACCCGCAGATTTGCCTCTTCCTTGGACCTCAATGTAACTGAAGTCATCCGGTTCTGGGTTGATGTTCTTGTTGACGTTCTTTGCGAGAACAAGGTTGCCAACCTGTATGACCTCGTCTGCCGACAATACAGGGTACTGATCAGACAACCTGTAGAAGAAGCTGTGTCGTATAGGATTCATTGAGACCTGAGTCCAAGCAGGATCGTTTATTAAAGACTTAAACTCAGCATGGTTCTCTTCGTCTGTCTTTTTAACGTAGTCGCCTTCAATCGTGGCGATGGTATTTTTCTGCGCCCCTAAAGCAATTTTCTTTGCACCTTTCTCAGGTACAGCAAATTCCACATTTGTCATGCGGATGGTTTTCATGTGAGATATTTTTTTATTTGCCTTTGGACTTTGGGCTGTAGCTTTCTTGGTATGCACCGTGACTACATCGGCTGGATCAGCCCCCGCCGAAGGTCTATCGGAAGCCGGTATATCTAACCTCGATCCGTATCGAACGCCTTCCTCCAAAGGTTGGTTCCAAAGCTCTCGCTTATCTACAGTTAGCGCAGCTACGGCTTTTTTGTCGCTCACAAGATCGGGGACTTGATCTGGAGTCATATCCAGAACAGGTCTACCTTTATTTTCAAAAGTTTCGTTTAAATCTTGCGCGGTGATCTTGCGATCTACACGGTCTTGAACAGCTCTCTGTAGATCGGGATCTCTAGTTCTATCTCTGGAAGGTCTTGTCACCATGGATAGGAGGTCAGGATCTCCTTTCATTTCTGAATTGATTTCAGCTACCAGCTCAGGATTGGTGTGCCAATTCTCCCACGCTAAACGATCTGCCTTCAGACCGTCTATAACAGCTTTAAGAGCAGCGGCATTCTTGACATTAACACCGTACTTTTTCGCCACTTCTGGCTTCTTTGAAGCACCTGTAATCGCGCTCAAATCCGCTGTTATCTCACGTTGTTTCTTGCTGACGATCTTCGACATCGCTGTGGCTGTCTGCATTGCAGAGTCATCAAATGCAAACATACTATCTTGTTGACCGCCGCCGCCAGCGTTTGGGTCTACAGACATGACAGCCTTCATCACGTTTACAGCTTCGATAGCTTTAGAGCCGTTTATTAAAGCCTTTAGTCCGGCAGCTTGTAGTGCTGTGTTTCCTGGCGCGTTAAGGGCTACTGCTTCCGCTTCGG